AATACCCTCTGAGCGTTGTACCTTCAACCACAGGCCGGGCCATGTCAAACAACCCTCATCCATAATGATCTTGTCAAGATGATACTCTGTAATCAGGGGGTCAAAACAGGTGATCGTCTCTTTTTTCTTAATATCTGAATACATGATGAAGGCACGTTCTTGAATACCAATCTGATTCGCAGATAATCCAATACCCTGATAATGTTCCATTGCACTGAGCAAACGATCATGGAGCTCCTTACGGTCCAAACCAATAGAACAGGACTCCAGTGGGTTCTTTAGAATTGGGTCCGTTACAGGAACCAATTGTGTATCCACCATCCTCTCCATTACATCTAGTGCGTGTTGTGTGTATGGTGGCACCTTGTGATTACCTGTCATTATGTTCTCCCATAAAAAGTTGTACCGAAAACTGGTGGAGTTTGCTTATCAAACAAATACCACGCACAATTGTCTTTGCCTGTCATATTACCAAACCATTTAATTCTACCTACACTTACAATCTTATGTAAAAACGGCATATAAGGTTGACTCTGTTTAGTATGCATCCAATCCGCATCAAATAAGAGCCATGTGGGTTTTAGTGGAGCAAAGTGATCTATCATAGGATGAAGCACTTTCCTGTCCCACGGCGGGTTTGTAATTATATAATTTGATTCTAATAGTTCATTTTCTTTTACGTCTCTATAATCCTGAGTCGGTATACCTTTATGCTGCGGTTCAATGTCACTTGCCCACATACATAGTCCGTGTCCACCCCTCGTTTCAAGATGGTTTATCAATGTGCCATCACCAGCACAGGGTTCTGCAAAGGTAAAATGTTTCGGTAGATGTTCAATAAGAGGTTTTACCGCCTCATATGGAGTGGGGTAAAAATCTCTTGGTTTTCTCTCGAAGTCTGATCTTTTACCCATCATATTCTACTAAACTTTATCATTGCACAACATTTATTAATAATGCCAAACTTTTTAATGTGGTAACCCCCGATGAAGTCATTATTAATACACCAATCTGGGCTTGGTAGACACAATTCACAGTCATAATCATTTTCCCATGCATATTTTATCATTCTCTCAACGGCATGATGACCCTTACAAAAAACTGGTTTTGGTTTTTCGGGCCTATAATAGTCATGAGTTATAAATGTAAAATTATCCTCACACTTTTCAAATATATCCTTAGCATCATCATCTTTCAACCAACCATCAACAAATACAAAGTCAAAACCACCATCTATTTTTTTAAAAAATTCTGAACTATGTGTATCTGGATGGCGAATAATTCTGTCTGTATATGATTCCTGACCTTCAAATATATAAAAATTATCTGGTTTTTCATCACATGTATATATGAGTGCATCGGAAGCTTGCGATAATGCATATGCGCTAGTTCCTATCCATGTACCAATTTCCATTATCTTTTTTGGTTTTTCTACTAGACATGCTAATTGTAAAAAGTGGGCATCAGACGCACTTATTGAATTTTCCATACGAGGGCGGTGCGGTCGATTCGAATGCAAATATCGCATTTTTGTCAAATGTTCTAAAACACCATCTTCAATGTATTTTATAGTATTTTCAATTGATTGCCACATGACTAAAATTTTTCACCTTTTCAAATTTAATTGTGCTTCTAAACTTGTCTGCGAGTGCGTCCTGTTTGTGACTGATCACAAATACATTCTCATCACCAAGTGTGTTTAGAATCTTTAGAAACTCATCTGTGCCTGTGCCATCCAGCGAACTGTCAAAGATTTCATCCAGTATCAACAGGTTCGTGTTTGTGCTATTCTTCATCTTTGCAACTGCTCTCCATGTGAACAACAGTGCAAGGTCAATACGCATCTTCTCACCCTCACTGAATGACGCATAGGTAAACTCATCCCGATATCGTGACTTGATGGTTTCCTCAAAGTTCTCGTTCAAGGTGAAGTTCACATAAAACTCCATTGACGTAAGATAGGTATTAATCAACCTATTCATGATAGGAAGATACTGCTTGATAACCTTAGTCTTGATACCCGTATCCTGTAGCATGTTTCGTGCCGCTTCTGAGTAGGTCTGTTCTTCACGCAACTTTGCCTTCTGCATATCAAAACCTGAAAGAGTTTCCTTCAGCTCATTCAGTTTTTCATGATCACCCTTATTTACCTTGCCACACTCTAACCCACTAATTTCTGATTGCAGTGTTGCATTGAACTTCTCAAGTTGAACAAGTGAACTATTCTCTTTTGCAATCTCAACCCTATTTACCTGTATGTTCTGATTGACCTCGTTGATGATATTAACCTTAGCCTGTGTCTGTTTCAACTCCTCTAGAAGTTCTTTTATTCCAGAATTAAGTTTTTCTGACTTAGAGTTTTCTTTCTCAACCATATCGTCTTTGAACGACTCATCGATATGTTGTTGACACGTTGGGCAATCCTCATTGTTCTCAAAGAAGTTAATCAGTTTGCTATGCGCCCTGTGTTTTTCTTTCAGCTGTGACTGAATGTCCTTGAGTTTATTGAACTTCTCTTCAATCTTTGCAGAGTTAGAAATCTTATCATGCATCGCAGAAGTGTCATCCTCAATATCAGAAATCCTAGACCTCTTCTTGAAGATATCTTCCTCATTACCAGCAATCAGAAACGTCTTTTCTTTAATGATTTTTTCCCTGTTCTGTTCTACATCTGCAATATACTTCTCCTGTAGAGAAATCTTCTCCCCAGTTAAACTATAGTGGTAATCAGCTTCACGCATATCATCAGAGATAGTCTTCAATTTCTGTTTGAGAAGCATATTCATAAGTGAGAAAATCTGAATGTCAAGGATTTCCTCAACAACCTCTCGGCGATGTTTAGACTTCAGCTGCATGAAAGGGATAAACGTAGATGATCCCAGAATAACAACCTGAGTAAAACTACGATAGTTCAACTTTAGGATTTGCTGTTCAAGATACTTCTGGTAGTCACGGGAGTTAGCGTCTTGGTTATACAACTTACCGTTGACATGGATTTCAAAGATATTTGGCTTGATGCCACGAACAACCTTAACCTTCTTGGTTCCAATACGAAACTCCACCTCTACTAGTGCAGCACTACCATTGACAGAATTTAGAAGTTGAGGTTTGTTGATATTACGAAAAGGCTTACCAAATAAACCGAAACATAAAGCATCAAGAATAGTAGATTTGCCTGCACCGTTTTCTCCAATAATTAATGTGGTAGAATTTCTATCTAACTGAATCTCTGTAAAGTTGTTACCAGTTGACAGGAAGTTCTTCCATCTCACAGTCTCAAAATGAATCATAGCTCTAAATCTTGCGCCTCACTGTAAAGTGACCGCATCGTGTTCTTCAATCGGTCCTTGCTCAAAGTAACATCCAACTGGTCAATGTATTTCTCCAATAGTGTCATAGTGTCTTCGGTGTTCTCTACAATGTCATCTGATACATTTTCAGCATCTAACTCAGAGAAGTCTTCGATAATCTTGACCTCAAATGCGTCAGCCTGTAACAACCTATCTGTGAACTTGTCGAACTGATACAAGTCTTTCTTGTTGACCACAATCAGTTTTACATACTTCTCTTTATACTTAGACACGTCTTCTTTGGTATAGTCGTTAACAGTATCGTCATAGAAAATCTTCTCAAAAATTGTATGAGGATTAATAATACGTTCTAGTTCCCGATTCTCTGTATTAAAGATGTGAAAACCTTTTGGATCATTATGGTCACTCCATGTAATCTCATACGGAGTGCCCAAATAATATATATGACCATCATCGGATTTATGATGAAAATGTCCACTAAAGCATAAGTCAAACCTACGGAACAATTCCTTATCAAAGGAACCCTCTGCCAAATAACCTTTGTGCATTTCAAAACCATTTACCTCTAAATGACCCATCAAAATCTGTGCGGGGGAAGTCTTCAACGCATTCATTGCAACTTCATAATTACCAGCATTAATCCACGGCATAAACTGAATTGGTATACCATCAAATTCCACAACCTGTGGGCCAGTGTAGATGTTACACCTGTCAGAACCTACCAGCTCTTCCATTGAGTTGACTTCATTGGTGTTCTTATAAAAGGTGTCATGATTACCAATGATAATATGAAGGTCAATTCCCAATTCAGAAAATCGGTTGATGAACCTCTGCCTAAAATCATTGGCAGTTTTAAAACTGATGAACTTTCTACGGTCTGTAACATCACCCATATGAACACAGGTAGTAATTCCCCTCTCAATTAGAGTGGGGAAAAATACATCGTCATAGAATTTGTAGAAATAATCATTGATGTTTTGGTTATCATTTCTAGCTCCGAAATGACTATCGGTAATTATGGCAATCTTCAACGCTCGTCACCCAGAACCGCTACCTTTTCCATATCATCTTCCATAAAATTCTCTAGTCCTTTTTTACTTTTTTTTTCTACCGTCTTTGGTTTATATACATCTTCAAATGGAAGATTGTCTGTAGCAAAAGAGTTGTCGATATTATACGTTGTAGAATCACCCGGCATTGTATCAAAAGATTGATAGTTACTACCTGATACGATTCTGTTTTTAACGTGGGTTTGCTTTTTTTCTTTTTGGATTCTTCGGATGAATGCGTAGTAGATGATTTGGGTAAAGTATGCGAAAGGGTTGCTTGACTTCTCTGAATTGAAGTTTGAAGCATATTGAAGGCAGTTTTCTATGCCATCTGAAATCATATCATCTTTGTATGTGTAGTTAATAAAATTAGGGCGATAAGACAGGTGCGTTGCAATCTTCAAAAAACATTCACCCATGTAGTTTGTCACAGCGGGCTTCCGTCCATCATCGTCTTCTTCTAAAAGCTTGCACTTTTCTTTCCACTCAATCATCGCCTGTAGAAAAACTTTGTTGTCTACATAATGTTCACCTTTAGCTTTCGCCATAATTACTCTCCTAATATTTATTCACTATACATCAATACGCTTATAATGTCAAGGGTCATTATAATTTTAAAGGAACCTTGACTCTGCTCAAATTTCGTGTTACATTTAGTTGTTGGGGTTTAAGGAAACAGATTAATGTATTGTATCATTATCTGTTTCTAGATTATCTAAAAGTTCTTCATAGATATCTTCATCTGTAAAATCATCCACAGTATCAATTTCCTCAGCATCATCTAATTTATTAATTATTCCTTCATAATATATACTTAAACCCGGCGAAGCTGGCAACATAACAATAACATGTTTAGGATCAATCTCAAAATATATTTGTTCTGTAAAGGGTTGTACCCATCGTGAGAGCATTAGAGATTCTGTCATACCTCTTCGTGTCATATTTGGTTGAATATTCATTAGTAACGGCCTTGAAATTTCATACTTTCCATCACCCTCAGTTAACTCACAAATGATGTTTTCACCACTAATGAGCTTTAAGATTTTGTATGTATCTGTGTTCATCGTAGTTTTACCTTACTAATTTCATAGTTGAATTGTTCTG